CTAACCCTGATGATTCTAGCCAAGCAGATGTAGATTTCCTGCTATCCCAAGTAGCAGCCTCAGATCAGGAGCGTGTACATCAAGCATCACACACTCTCCATCTAAAGATGCTAGACTCTGAGCAGATAGTCAAAGTAGATAAGGCGGCCGATATTAACTCTATGCTTCTAGGATATGCCCTCACAGTACATAAGTCTCAAGGTTCTGAGTGGCGCAAAGTATTCTTTGTAACTCACCAGTCCCATGCAACTATGCTACAGCGAGAACTTCTATACACAGCAGTTACCCGAGCTAAAGAAGAACTCTATATCATATGCGAACCTGAAACATTTACTAAAGGTATTGAGTCCCAACGAGTTAAAGGTAATACGATAGCTGAGAAAGCAGCTTACTTCCAAGGTAAACTAGATAGTAGCTCTGACTACTCTGAGTTTAACTAGACCTTAGTTTCGAGGTGGGGATACTATGTCTATACATACCCCCTTGACAGCCATCCGCGATTCTGCTATAGTCACAACACTGGCGCAAAAGAGAGGGCCAGATCAAACTTCTCTAATCCTCCTAACTTACCCAAAAGGAAACTAAAATGACCGATCAAACAGTGACAGCAAACTTTGATAAGAATGTAGATCAAAAAGATTTTACATTCCACTTCAAGAAAGACAAGCTGGGTAACAAGCGTCCCTCAGTTGAATTGAAACTCCCAGTACCTAGCGTAGAAGGTATTGTTGCTATCCTCGAAAAAGGTGGCAAAGAACTGGAACTACTGCAAGATGCTATCTATGATGTGATTCGTGCACAAGCTGCAACTATCGTATCTGACGATGAGAAAGTATCCCAGACTACTTTTGATCTGACTAAGATCTTGTGGTCTAGCATTGCTAACATGCCTAAAGCTGATCGTCGTAGCTCTGCTATCGACTCCACAGTTTGGGAAGCATTTGCTAAAGACTATATCGATGTTATGCCTGCAGTTACAGGTAAGTCTATCGAAGCAGTTACCAATGCAACTGTTGTTTACCTGAAGAAGTTTGCTATCGTTAAAACCAATAAGGATGTTATCTCTAAACTGAAAGACCAATTGGGATTGTACCTCGAACATTCCAAGAATGTTGAACAGTTCCAAGAGATTCTTGACTTGTTGGTCTCTAAAGCTGATAGCTACTTGGGCGCTAACGATGTTGAGTTGTTGGTACAGAATCTGTAATCAGGTAAGTTGAACTGGAAGTAAGGGATAACTTTCGAGGTCTCGGCGGATATGCCACTCTATTAAATTAGGTTAAATGAGATTAGACCAGTTCTTACAAGCCTGCCCCTGTAATCTTCCCGGTTAGATTATAGATCCTCCTGAGTATGAGGTAAAACTGCTCACTTATAAGAGATTAGGCTAGCTGGTAACTACAGTTCTCCTCCCTGGCTGATAGATCAATGCAGAAATCTAGTCTAATCCCTTATGAGTAGCTCCGAGTACACACCAATATGGAATGCATTAAAAGCGTCTGACAAGGTACCTAAGCAAGTATCTATCACTGCTAATAGACTTCTTCACCCAAGAATTATAAAGGCAGTTACTAAACGCAAGTGGCTAGATCTAGGTTACAAACTACAGATCGAACCGCGCCACTCCATACTTACTCACACGTGTAACGGCTCTACCATAACATTCTTCCTAACATTCTACATTAGCGATTCTGTAACCCTAACAGTAAAGGATATATAGATGGCAACAGATCCAAGAACATACTCAGTCTACGGTAGACTTCTAAAAGAAACTGATAAAGCAGCTCTCATAGAGATCACAGATGTCGAGGGCAAGCAGCTACCAGCCCCGAAACAAGAATGGTTCCCTAAGTCTCAGATCATAGATCAGATCTTAGCTTCTGAAACACCAGACCTAGATCCTCTAGTAGATCTAGATAAGTTCACAATCAAGCACTGGATTTTAGATCAGAAAGGATTAGTATGACTGACACCTCTGCCGGCTTTCAGTTGCGAGAGAAAGTTGCAACACTAGCAACTGCCATCCTAGATCGCCATCCTACTATGCCAACTCTCCTAAGAGAGATACATACAACTCTGCGATCCTACCCTGAGCAAGTCACACTGCTAGATGAAGAAGAAATCGGTATCATTGTCTCTGGACTAACTATCCAAACAAATACTACTTTCGCAGCCGCTGCAACCAAACCTACCGCAGCTAAATCTCTAGCATCCAAGATTAAGCAACTAGGTGCAGATGCTTTCTAAGGACTTGTATGGATTCAGACTCTTTGAATCTCCAAGAATCTCTAACTATCTCATACCTACTACATAATCAGTCAGGAAAATCCTACATACTCTTACGAGATTGGCTCCATTCGGGGCCTTTATCATTTAGCGTATACGGTATTTATAACCCATTAATACAAGAGATTATATCATGTCTACAACCGACTTCCAGTTTGATACCTTTCTCGAAGCTGGACCATTGGATGAATCTATGTCTGGTATATCTACCAATCCAGAGTCAGATCAAACTCCACAAGTATCTTGGCAAGAACCAAGCTATGAGGGAAAGACTGACTACCGTATTAGACAGCTCTCCTACTCCAGTCTCCTTACCCTCCACTCATGCCCAAGAAAGTTCCAGCTCTATCGTCTCAGAACAACCTATCGAGCCGAAGAAGATATTAAGTCCACAATTACTTTCGCGTTTGGCCATGTTGTCGGGGAAGGTATCCAACTAGCACTAGAAGGTAAGTCCCAAGAACAAGTTATCTTTCAGATGTTCTTAGGCTGGCACACTGATCTATTTGCAGAGGACCTAAAAGGTAAGAAGTCTTTTTGGGAAGCCTGCAATGCCTTGCGTAGATTCTATAATCTACAATCCAATGGATTCTTACAGGAGTATGAACTTGTATATTACAATGGTAAACCTGCTTGTGAACTTAGTTTTTCTATTAACTTCCCTGATGGTTATAGACTGCGTGGATTTGTTGATGCTGTACTTAAGCATAAAGAGTCGGGGAAGGTTATGGTACTGGAGTGTAAAACAACTGGATCGGCAACAGTTAATCCAGCGACATACAAAAACAGTGCTCAAGCTATTGGTTACAGTATTGTTCTTGATGCTATCTTTCCAGATCTAAGTTCATACGAAGTTCTCTACCTCATATACAATACTAAGTCAGGTGAGTATCTACCGATACCTTTCCAGAAAACATATCTCCAGCGCGCTCTCTGGATTCGAGAGTTGCTTCTGGATATAGAAACAATTAAGATGTATGAGGAAGCCGAAGTATACCCGATGCATGGCGAATCTTGTTACTCATTTTTCCGAGAGTGCGAATACCTAAATGTTTGTCAGCTCTCTACTGAGTATCTTACGAAACCATGCACACCTGAGCAAGAAGATAAGACAGACTACCAAGTGACACTCACACTAGATGATCTATTAACTACACAACTAGAGAAAGCAGGAATTTAATATGATAGTAAAAGCAATAGTACGTAAAGCACGAGGATCTTATATAGAGGTGCTTAGGGCAATGCCTACGCAGTTATACCATAACCTTACTAAGGCAGATAAAAAATGGATTCGCAACGAGGACAATCTTAAGCACTTACTAGGTATGCTCCCTAAACCTACACTAGAATTGATATACAGGAATCTATAATGAAACTATCCCAACGAATTGCATCTAAATCTCACCGTGTCCTCTTATTCGGTCCGCCGAAATCAGGTAAAACTCAGCTCGCTGGAGAACTTTCTAAAGAATACAATCTCCTGTGGTTCGATCTTGAGGCGGGGATAGATACCCTCCTAAAACTACCTAACGAACAGAAAGAAAGGATTGAAGTTGTTACACTACCAGACACTAGATCGTACCCCATTGCGATTGAAACGATGCTTAAAGTTATCAAGGGCGCGAAGTCTGAGATCTGTGAAAAACACGGTAAGGTTTCTTGTGGACTGTGTAAGAAAGAAAACCTACCATTTATTAGTATTGAGCTTAGCTCTCTGCCTCTCGATACTATTGTTGTTGTTGACTCTCTTACCCAGCTCACTAACTCAGCCATATCTCATATTACCAGGAATCAACCGGAAGATTATAAGCTTAATTATGACGACTGGGGCAATCTCGGTAAACTAATGGATACTTTCCTATCTCATGTACAGCAATCTGGTTTCCATGTTGTCTGCATCTCACACGAAACTGAGACAGAGATGGAAGATGGAAAGATGAAGTTAGTTCCTACAGCTGGTACTAAAGCATTCTCCAGAAACACCGCTAAATATTTTGACGAGGTTATATATTGTGAAGTCAAGAACAAGAAACATTTGGCTGCTTCTAGTACTACTTACAACGGTAACATCCTTACTGGTTCCAGATCAGGTTCTGTACTCGAGTCTCAATCTGAAGCCAGTCTCATCCCAATCTTCAGAGGAGAGGTGGCAACTACAAATAAACTCACATCGCAAACCCCTGCGACTACATCACTCACAGCGTTAGAGAAACTTAAACAAGGAATGAAGAAATGATTACACCAAGATTACGCCCTAAACTACCTAAACTCGTAGGTATCCACGGACATGCAGGTGCAGGTAAAGATACTCTCAAAGAGCTTATCTGCGTGGACCGACCAAACTTCTTCTTCTACTCTTTTGCAGATCCTCTAAAAGAAGCTGCCGCAGTGGCATTTGGTATCCCGCTCTCAGCTTTCTACAATCCTGAAACTAAGGAGCTACCTAACCACTACTGGGGTATAACTCCCAGAGTTATCGCACAGTTCCTAGGCACTGAGATGTTCCGAGAGTGTATCCCAAAACTTATGCCTGGCATAGGAGATAGCTTCTGGGTCGAGCGTATGGAAATGAGACTATCTAACTGCTACGTACCGGAAGATGAAGGACTTATAATTCCTACCGACACTGTAGTTATACCTGATGTTAGGTTCCAAAATGAGTATGATTGGATCATCGCAAATGAGGGTATCATTATCCACTTGACACGCCCCGGATTTGATGGTACTATCGGAATCCCTGGACATTCTTCAGAATCTAAACTTAATCTTCACACACCAGAAAGGACTTATGAAATAGCTAACGACGGACTTATCTCTGATCTTGAGCAGAAACTAAAAGATCTTAACTTATTCTTCCCCCCTATAATCTCTCTCACCTCTCTCTTTTAACTTAAGGAAATTATTATGTCTAACACTAACATTGAAAACTTTAACATCGACTCTCTCTTGGAGGGTACTTTGGATGACTTGGCTGATGCTCCCGAGTTTCGTCCCTACCCTGCCGGAACTCATAAAGTAACTATCACCATCCTCCAAAAGAAGATTGGTACTCACCCTGCTTTTGAAGTTAACATGAAAGCAGTGGAGACTATTGAGCTGTCTAACTCAGAAGAAACTCCTCTGACTGCTGGCGCTACAACCTCTGTTGCTTACATGATGGACATGGAACTGGGCCAAGGAAACTTTAAGAAGATTCTTTCTTCCCTGTCTGCACACTACGGAGCTAAGAGCAACCGCGATCTGATCGCTGAAGCTCAGAATGCAGAAGTTCTAGTTGTCACCAAAGTGCGCCAGAATAAAGATAAGACACAATCTTATACAGATATTGTTGAGCTGCAAGTAGTGTAATCCACTAGGTAGTTAATATCAAGAGCCTTACTCCTCACAAGGGAGTAGGGTTTTTTAATTAGCTCCTCAAGGAAAGGAAAGTATGTACCCTTTTGTATTTAAGACCTGTATATGCTGCAAGGAATCTAAGGCTCTTGCTGCTTACCGGACCAATAGACATCACGAAAATAGCAGTGATCCTGTATGTAAAGACTGTAGAAAGAAGGCAAAAGAAAATGGCAGAATTATCAAAGTTACAGCAACTGGCGCTATTAGCGAGGCAAAGACAAACTCCTGCAAGCCAAGTATCCAACCCCTCCCAAGCGAGTTTAGGACAGTCTGGCGCCATCCACTCCACTAACAATGCCCTGTTCCTAGGCACTTATGAAGACAAAGCATACGTACCTTATCTAAAAGGTATGTTCAATGGCCTTAATACCTATGTCCTATGCGACAAGCTAGAACTCCTATCCCACCTAGAACTCTACTGTAATAAAAGAGGAGTAACTAAAGTTGTCTCAACTAACACAACTATACTCTCTAAGCTACTCGAGCGTATGGGAAATTTCAAATCTTCACCAAGCCTATCGAACTATGCTGGCTCACTCTTTACTTACGCCGGCATCGAGATTGTCTTTATTGATCCACTCAAGCAGTTGTTCACAGTTTCGTATGGGAAGTTCATCACTGCACGTTACATCAGTAAAGTTTGTGCGAAAAATACATGGCAAGAATCAACTGATTTCGTGTGGCATCTTCTCACACCTACTAACACAGAGCTAATATACAGAGACTATCAAGATGCCTACGCTATTGCAATTGATATTGAAACTTATCGTCTTAATCTTGCTATCCGTTGCTGTGGCTTCACAGCTGTGTTTGTTGATCCTGACGGTAGCATTCGCACTCATAGTTCAGTGCTTCCTATTGATTCGCAGTTTGCTCTGGCGTGGATGAGAAAGTTCTGTGACCTACCTGCACAAAAGATATTTCAGAATGGTAAATATGACTGCTCCTACCTGCTACGTTACAATAGTCCTCCAAGAAACTGGCTATGGGACACCGCACATTTCATGCATTCTTGGTATTCAGAGCTACCAAAAGATCTTGCTTTCCTTAATGCCTTCTTTCTTCGCAAAGCGGTATATTGGAAAGATCTTGCTGAAACAAATGACCTACAAGAATATTATCGTTACAACGCATTGGACACGTGGGCAACTGCTAATGTATGGATTGCGCAAATATTTAACTCTCCTGATTGGGCAAGAAAGAATTATATACTGGAGTTTCCTCTCGTATATCCATGCCTCCTCGCTGAGCTTACCGGGATCAAACGAGATACAAGTAAGCTGGTAGAATCTAGGGCACAGGTAGATAAAGGTATTGAGGCGGAGACAGTTAAGCTAAGGAAGATGATTCCTCCTGCACCTAACTTTAATCCTGGATCTCCTGTCCAAGTTAAACTCCTACTTGCTGCTCTAGGATGTAAAGATATAGAGTCATCGAATGAGAAAGATCTAGCGAAAGCTGCACTCCGACACCCTATTAACCAAAGGATTATAAATGTCATACTCGAAATCAGAGGTCTCAGAAAACTTGCAAGCACTTATCTTAGACTGCCATCAGATGCTAAGCAAACTGGAATCCACGCTGGAGAAGGTGGAGCCAAAGAGTTTAGAGAGAGAGTATTATATGCTCTCAATCCACACGGTACAGACACCGGAAGGTTGGCTAGTAAAGAACATCATTTCTGGTGTGGACTCCAAATTCAAAACATCCCGAGAGGGAAAGAAGTTAAACAAACAATCTGCTCAGATACTGGATTCTATCTTGGAGAGTGCGACCTCGAACAAGCAGAATCAAGAGATACAGCTAACATCTCAGGAGACGAAGCTCTTATATCCGCTGTTTCAGGAGACAGAGACTTCCATTCAGTCAATGCCTCTGCATTTTTCGGAGTACCCTATGCCGAAATCTATGACGATTCCACTAGCAAAACTAAAGATAAGAAACTCCGAGACCTCGCAAAACGAGTTAATCATGGAGCTAACTACAACATGGGTCCCGGAGTTCTCATAGACACAATGGGATTAGATAAGATATGGGAAGCTAAGAGACTTCTAAAGCTATCCTACTCTGACCCTAAAGATATTGCAGCACACTTACTAGCTACATTCCACAAAACATATCCATCAATACGTAGAGATTATTATGCCTCAGTCATCAACGAAATCGGAACTACCAGAAAACTTGTCTCAAGAGCTTTCCACCATACAAGGTTTAATCTCTCAGCAAAATTGGGTAATGAAGCAAGTGCAGCAAACTCCTACATCGATGAGGGGGACTGGACTCGCTACTGCTTTGGAAGTCCAGATAAAAATAAATCAGACCTTAACTCATATGTTGCTCATTGCCCTCAATCACTTAACGCAAGAACATTAAATGAAGCTTTCCTAGATGTATTCTATAAGATTGCCCTACCTAATCCTAAAACATTTAGGCTGCATGCACAGATTCATGATAGTATCTTATTCTCTTACGCTCCAGGCTCGGAGCATCCAGAAGAAGTTAGAGCAGCTATGGAGATTCCTGTTACAGTCCGCGATGTATCTGGAACTTATAGAACTTTTACCGTACCCGCCGCACTCAAGGTAGGTTCACCAAACAAGCCAGCTAAATACTGGTCTGAAACAGAGTAATAACAAGGCAACCCATGTCACAAGTTCAAGAGGATTTCTTATCCTCGTATCTTACGTATGCTTCCGATACAGAAGTTCCTGCAGTCTTCCACCGATGGTCTGCAATATCTTCTATCGGGGCGCTACTAGGAAGGAGATATTACTTTAATCATGGACACTTCACATTATATCCTAACATCTACTGTATGCTTGTTGGTGTCTCCGGCACCAGGAAATCTACAGGTATTAAACTATTCAAGAAACTACTGACGCAAGTTGGCTATGATACCATCGCAGCCGACAAGACCACCAAAGAAAAATTTATCTTAGATCTTTCAGGAGAGACTGATGACCAAGCTACCGCAATTAAATCTGACAAGCAAGTTGAAGATTTCCTATCCCAGAATCTATGGGGCTCTGATGATACCAGCACTCGGCCAGATGCAGAAATGTTTATCATGGCTGATGAGTTCAATGACTTCTTTGGTAACGGGAATGTTGAATTTATTTCTCTCCTTGGCACTCTCTGGGATTATTCTGGGATCTATCGTAACCGTATCAAGAATGGGAAGTCAGTATCTATCAGTAATCCTA